TTCGAGCCCTGTGACAATCACAGGCTTCACGGTGCCAGGAGGCAGCTTCGGGAGTTGTCCCTTGCGCTCAAGGCCCGCGATTTTAATTGCGACGTATGGTTGCTGAAGCTCGACGCTCATAATGGAGTAGAATCCACCGAGCGTCTGTTCCAACTCCTGCGCCATGTAACGAACCTCTTCGGCTGTTACACGTTCCGCGTCACGTTGGATGGCTGTGTTGAGGAGGAAGGCAAACGAGAGTTGCTGGACAAAATCATCCCGCAACTGTTTCGCAGTCTGAAAGTCCTGCTGCTTGTCGAGCCGCAAGACAGTCACGTCCTCTGCGTTGCCTGGAGCGAAACCCCCGTTGAGAGTCTTCGAGAGCACCGTTGGCTTTGTCGTACTGTTCGGCTTAACAAGGAACAACACCTTCGCAGCGGCAGCGGACCCTTGGACAATGGCACAGGTCAAGTTCTCCAGGGACATGAAGTCCCCGATGTACTCTTCCACATACCCGCGTCCGTAGTCTTCGCCGTTGATCCGATTGAATCGCAACGCGATCCAGTTGCACTTGTCGATCGGGGACTGGCTCCGCGTCTTGTCGATGATCGTGCCGTTGACCTCCTGGTATGTAACCCAGTGGTCCACCTTCCGGCAGACATACGTGTAGAGCGGCACCGACTTCTTGTCAGTGTACTTCGGGTTCTGCGTGATCGCATCCCGAATCACAGCCGGAAGAACAATGGGGTCAACCATTTCCTTCAGGATGATCTCAAGCACATGCCCCGCTGCATCTCTGCGCGTGACAAACTGATTAAGAGGGAACACCCGCATGCCTTCTTTGGCGTTGTGCAGGAGCGCGTTGCCGGTCACGATGACGTGCTTCAACGCTTCGAACAGAATCGTGCGATCGCCAGACCCTTCGATGTTCGACATGACGATGCGCTCCATACGGGAGAACACCTTGTCGAATTTAGTCTTGGCGTTTTTGCTTTCGTCGGTGCCTTCACCATGAGCCGCTTCAATCTCCGCAATGACGCCTTCGTCCATTTGGAATTTGAAGAACGGGGTGTTCGGTGGAAACAACGAGAGCAAGAGTTTCGAGGCGAGATTGTTGACTCCGCGTGCGCCGACCGATTGGAATGGCACCGGCAAACTCGTAGTCGAGTTGTGCCCGTAGCGGGGGATCAAAGCGGGAAGCGTTAGCTCGCCACAGTCGTAAGCGCGGTCCAGGTAGGGACGCCGATGCGATGCTAGTTGCTCGTAGCGGTTCTCCACACTGGGTACGTCCGACGCCGTTGCAGGCGGTGGCGCATTGCTGTTGACTGTATCGTACTGGGTGTCCATTTTACACCGGAATGTTCAGGCCAGAGGATACAGAGTCCGCTCCACCTTGGTCAGTTCTCAGAGGATTCTTCACACGCTGTCTCACCGGCGCTGCCGCTGCGGGCGCTGCCTGCGAAACCGTCTGCGCTGTTGCAGCCGGAGGCGGTGGGGCGAGCGGAGCCGGAGGAGGCGGCAAGGGCGGAGGAGGCGCGGGCATTTTGGGCGCAGGCATACACATCAGGATTGTTCCTTTATGACTGAAGGCCGATCGTGTATCTCCCGCAAGAGCCTCACGACTTCGAGTTGTCCATGCTTGACTCCGTAGTCGAGCTGCGAGATCCGTAGATCCGGCAGACTGTTCGGGAATCTTTTTTCAAGCCACTCAAGTAGTTCGGCGGGGACTCGTGGCAAGTCCTCTTGTGGAACCTTAGTCTCTTGAAGTGTGAGACCTGGAATACCTTGTTCTATCATTTCATAACTCCCCTCCAGAGTTCGGATACACGGCTATAAAGAGACCGTAGTTTTCTAATGAAAAAATAAACAGGACAAAATAAGGGGTCCGGCTTACCGGAACCCCTCACTTTGTTCTGTGATTACAGAGAGATATTGAAGTGGAAGGGATGGACAGCCACCCCGCCAATTCGATCGAAGGCTCGCATGAACTTCTCAGCCGCTGTGGGTGTTGGCACTCGGTAGACTCTCATCCTACGGCGGAGAGTAATCCCATCGTACCCCGCCTGGATTCCCTTGAATCCGCGCCTTCTGATCGCACAAGCAATCGGACAATCAGAAGTCGAGTTCGGCTCACCATTCTTGATATCGCCCTTCCCCACGTACACTGAAATTTTTTTTCCCACTTTTTTCATCGGTCCCTCCAGAGCATGTTGTGCAAGGTCCGGCGAAGATCGTCGATCCCTGCGTTGTTGTGAATGTTCCAGTCAGCCCAAATAGTCTCCTGAATCACTTCGCTCGCGTGAAGTGCGACTCCATCCAGCGGGTACCCTGGTCTCCGCACCCGCCAGACTTCTCCACCGGCGCGACGAATCGCATCGGCTTCGTTCTCGAACCGCACATCATCGAACACATAGTCATCCTCTGTTCGTCGCCGCCACATCTCCATCGCCACGTTGACCCATAGGTCGTTGTGAATCAACTGGCGTCCCCATTCTGTACCAAGCGTCTGCATCGCCCAGCGGGGTGTCTTCCCGCCTAGCAACGCACACGGAGTCTCCTTCTCCGATCCATCGACCTGGGCCTTCGTCAACCCCATCGTCACCAACATGGCCTTCAGTGAGTCAGCGAAGCGCATACGCTGGAAGTTGAAATCCTTGACCATGATTTCTGCGACGGTACTCTTGCCCGCACCCGCGTACCCCATCAGCCCGATGAGGCGCGGTCTCATTCTGGCTTCTCCAACACTCGAATGCGAATGCCGTGGAATGTGCGGGCCTTCTCTTCAAACCAATTAGATCCTGTCTCGTGACAGAGCGTGTGGAACTCCTGAATGGAGAGTTCGATCCGCTCCACAATTTTCCGCTCTCGAACCTCTGCGTCACAGATCGCTTGGTTCAATCGTTCAACTAGAGGCTGTTTGAATATCAGCTTCATTCGGTCCCTCCCACAATTTAGGTTTCTTCGCTGTTGCATCATAGTCACAGAACCGCAAGATCCTCGCACACCGAGCCTGAGTCAATGCGTCCTCAGTGGTGAGCCCCTTGTTCTTGTACGCCTGGACCACAGCCTTCCACATGGCCGGTAGCCCGTCCGTGAACTTGAGGATCTTCTCCGCGCCCTTCGGCCCGCAACCAGGCAATCCTGGGTAGTGGTCCGTCGAATCTCCCGTGAGAGTCTGGAGCATGAAGTTTCGGTCGGCCTCCACTTCAGTCTGTTCGAACATGCGACCCTTCTTGAGGTTGAAGAACTTCCCTGGCACACTGAGGAAGTCCTTGTCAATCGAAGCAATGATGCGGGTGACTCCTGGCATTGGCATCGTGGCCATGATCCCCAGTACATCGTCCGCTTCGAGTGTCGGCTTAATGCGAGCGTCGTACTTCTTGGTGATGTACTCCCGCGCAGCTTTCCAAAGAAGAGGCTTGCGAGTATTCGCTCGATTCATCTTGTACTCAGGGTACACGGCTCGCCGGAAGTTCACCGTGTCTGAGCACGTCAGCGCCAACACCATCTTGTCCGCCTTGAGTTTGTCTTGGATCTCCTCTATCTGGAGTTCCATGACAGGGATCGCATCGTTGAGGTTCGCGTGCCAACTGTGTTGGCCTTCTCCCCAATCGACATTCTGCTCAACGCCGAAGGCCGCGCGATAGACCAGCACGTCAGCGTCAAGCAGAACCACTATGGAGTTCTTTTTCATTTCACCCTCACGAACTTGGTTGATAGGTACGGGACAAAGCCCGTCTTCTTAACAACCGCTGTCTCCTCCTCCAGGCTCATCGGTTTCGGGATCAAGCGCAGATTGCGATTCAAGGGCTTCGACCAACGGAATGAGCTGTCCACTGTGCACCTGTTGGACAATCGCAGCGAGGGTCTTCCCGTCCGTCTCTGCGACTCCAGCGCCCGTGAAATGGCTGTCAGATCCTTCCTCTGAATCAGTGGCGGCATCGCAAATCTCCTCTTTGGCTAATAGGATTTCATCGTTGTGGCACTGATCGGTAATCACACCAATGCCAATGTCTTCAGGAACCTTGAACCACTCGCTCTTCTTCCCGTTCTTACCAGGAGCCCCGCGCTCGTAGCCCATTTTTTCAAGGCGACAGTGGACCTCCGACTCTGACCACTTACGATCTGGTGAGTAGCATTGAAACTC